ATAATGATTGAACGCCATCGAGCGTAATCATCGCAAGAAACACCTTGAACAGTGCCACTATTCTTTACGATTCCTCGAAGACCGTTTGCTTCCTGATTAAAGCTGGTCCCGAAAGCATCACCAAGAACAACCTTGTCGTTAACTGCTGCCGTGTAGGCAACATCAAGCTTAATTGTCTGGTTATCCCAGTCAATCGCCGTACCTGCTCCAGCAGCAACCTTAATCCGACCAGTTGCCTTAACAGCGTTGGTTGTTCCGTCAAGAATCGCGATGCTGTCTCCTTCCTCAAGGAATTGACATGCACCAAAGCTGTATCCGTTGACGTGCTTAAGTGTAATTGTTGCGCCGATTGCTTTTGCCCCAGTGTCATTAACTTGAGCAAGAACACCAGTTCCGTCTCCATGAGAGATTCGGTTCAACTGGTTTGTTGCATCCCGCACAGCATTCCGCATACGCAAGTCGAGATAATCGACGAAAGAGCCTGCTCCCTGCTTAAACAGATCGACTGCAAAACCGTCCACAGAAATTGTCCAGTACCATCGGCTCAGGGACACTGAGGACTGCTGGAAACTTTCCGGGTAGTCAACAGGCAGGAAAGCACCTGCATCACGACCACCACCACCATGTGAACGAGTAAGCTCAACGGCATGGTTAATTGTAGAACCACGAACGTCTCCGTTGTACTTCTTCAAAATGTCAAACAACATTGTATCCTGATAAATCGTGTCGATAAATACAGGACGGTAATTAGTCTTTAACAGACTGCTGATGTCAGCTTGTGCAGTAACAGACACTTTACTTTCCTCCTAATTCAGCCTCTCATGGCTTTAATAAACGCTAAAGACGCCGCCTTTGCGTCGTCCCAATTTTTAGGTGTTTCTTTCGGAACACCTGCTGACCTCATTACTGAAGCCAATGAGCGAGGCTGCTTTGCCTCTTCGGCTCGTCTCTTAAACGCGCCATCGGTATATTTACCAACCTGTTGCATATAATTACGCACCATTGTGTCCGCGTCTATATTTTTTCCTTCACTAGAGTGCATTAATGCAAAGACTGTTGTTCGAGCAAGGTCTTTTAGCTCCTCTGGAACCTTATGCTTTGATATTGCTGCCTCTACGTTTCCGGTGATTTCTCGGCGCTCAGATTTCAAAAGCTGGTCACTCATTTGCCCCCTGAGATTTTTTACCTCAACAGCAAGCTGTGCATTCTGCTGTGCCATATGTTGAGCAAGGTTTGCCAGCGGAGCGACATATGGATCTTCCAAATCAAGATTTTCAAATCCCGGTGGAAGCTTTACTTCAGGAGCTTGCGGCTGAACCTGTTGAGGAGCGCCGCCACCTCTTACCAGACTTCCTAGGCTATCCATCATCTGCTTCATTTGGTTTTGATGAGCAAGATTTTGCTGCTCCATCAAAATTTGTTGCTGCTGCAACTGAGACTGTAAGCTCTCAATACTTGGCTGCTGCGCTTCAGACCCCTCTGCGCCAGCCTCCACTACGTCGTTTTGAACCTGATCTTCCATCTTATGCTCCCATTAAAATTTCCTGAGATTGGTTTACCCCGGGATTTGTCGCTTGCCCTTCGGCGTTCATACTCGGTGCCAAGTTTAGACCACCACCTCTATTGGGCGCAACCACATCAGGCGTTAAACCCGGCATTGGACTCTTACCAGCAAGTACAGGGTTCTGAGTATTTTCGCCAGACAAAATTGCCTGATGCTGTGCAACGTGCATTCTAAATGCGCTTTTTGCTTTCTCAGGAAGCTTGTACCACTCTGGAGACCTCATCCTCTCAAGGTGCTCGTCAATATGAGCCATATGGTCTTCGTGCATCTCAACAGGGACGTTAATACCTTGCTCAAGCTGCGTCATCTCAACACGCGCTCTGGCCCTGCTAGGCTCATCATTACCTAAAAGACGACCCATCTCGCCATGACGCTGCAACTTCCAGTACATATTAACGTCTTTAATTGCACCAAGCTGCCAAGCTTCATTTACTTGTTGGCGACGAATTTCTTCGTTGTATGGCATCATTGTCGAAGACTCAATATGAACTCTAACCTGCTTAGGAATAAATTCCTTATAGAAAATCATCATGTCTTCTGGTGTGCCTATTGGGCCAAATATCTCGATAGACTTCTCGAAAGGCCCAAACTCTCTCCACAGATGGAGGCCAAGCTCACTGCAATGCTCCACTGCGCTTACAAGGTTCTTAATGGTTGGACCCCATTTTGCTCTGTCAGCGGCCATAACCACGGAGGCTTGTCGCCCAGACATAAGACCTTTTCCAGAGCCCTTGGTGACACCATGAGCGCCTGCAATATCCTCAATGGCCTTCTGATATCTTTCTGGAGCGTACTCCACATATCTAGGCAATGGCGGAGCCGACAGAAACGAAGGACGAAACTTTGCTGTTGAGCGAACATTTAGAATTGCTCCCGGTTGGTTTGGCACCCGAGTCGGCCCATCGACTAACGAATTCTGCTCCGCGATCAGCCGGGGCTGCGCATGCATCCGGCGAGACATCCATAAATCTGTCTCAGCACTATTGAGATTGCGCTGCACTTCCAGTGCCTGTCGAATTGCAGATTCCCCCCACATAGTGGCAGGGTGCTCCATGTCATAAATTGGAAAAACGGGAAGCTCACGACCGGGCAAGTCTTCCTCAAACAAAACCATCTGGTTTGCCACAACTATTCTGCGACCTTCAGGATGTTCTAATGTAGGACGCTCATAATAGTTCAAAACAAGAACAAGGTCTCTTTCTCGGTCCTCTTGCTGATACCCCTCTACCTCATCATACCGAACAAAGTCAGCGGTGTTTGCATCAGCCACAAGGTTCTTTGCTTTAGCGCCATACACATCAATCAGAGTCTGCTTTTCAATAAACTGCCTGATGGTAACAGATTTTACTTTTGACCAAGTTGGCCCACCTTCCGGGTAAACATCAAAAGGCGATGGCGCAAAGAAACGCAAGTCGCCCATTTTTTTATAAGACCCTTTTGGAACTAAAACCTCTTCAGTCAAAGGAGTTCCATACGGAGAAAACATCATGTTTCCGTCTTCCCCGGTCATAACCTCTTTTCGGGTTTCATAAACAAGATTACCATTAGCATCAACATCTTGAACCCACTCAGGAGGAGCACCCTCAGAATCCCACATGCAACCAAGAAAGCCAGTCCCACAGGTAAAAGTCCAACCCAAAGCAGCTTTAACAGAATCTTCATAATCTTTATCCACATAGAAAAACTTCAAGAGCCTTTCCATTGCTCTAGCCATAGCCCTTGCATCTTTTCCGGGCCTAACTAAAGAAACAACTGGCTGCGGTTCGTTCTGCAAAGCAACAGCAATCATAGATCTAAATGTTTGAAACAAATAGTTATGAGTTACTCGGAAGTTAGACGGATCGTCCTGCCGCATCTGAGACAAATCAATAAGCCGATCATTCTGAATGACCTTGTATTGATCTCCATGAATTGCATACAGAGTCTCCATCCACTCCGTGTGCTTGCGGTTCATGTTGCGCTGAAGAACCTTGTAACGGTTCTTAATTCGCTGGGCAGTATTCAAATTTTTAACAGACTCCGCATAACGTGCCATAACTACCTCTTTTCACAAAAACTATGGATAATTTCCAGCTTCAAACGCATCTAAAGCCGCCGTTCTTAACGCCCGCTTTCTTCTTTCTTCAAGAGGGTCCATGTCTGCTCTAAAACCGCCAGCAAGCCCAAACTTATAAGCTTCAAACTCATCTTGCTGCGCCTGCTGCTCTAAAGCCGCAGAATACAACTCTCGCTCTATCGCCCTTGCCCTCATGGCGTCCATAGACTCGCTGTTAACAGCTTGAGCGCCCGGACTTTGCAATCTTCTGGCTATATCTGCTTTTGCCGCCTGAATCCTTGCATTATTCCTTGCCATTACAGCTTCTTGGCTATTGTCATACAAATAACCTTGGCCCGGCACAACTCCAATAGCCTCCTCTCTCGCCATCGGCATGCTCAACTGCTTTTCTGGAAGAGGCTGAACGCCAGCAGGAACTGAGGCTCCTGCATCCTGATAAAGCATTTGTGCATACGGAGTTCTGGCGGTTTGAGAGGCATTTAGACCCTCATTTGCAACGCTCTGGGCAGCTTGCTGGTTTGCCATCGCGGTGCCTAAAGCAACGCCCTCTTGCGCGATAGCAGGCACAGGTCGCGCCGTCTCTGTTGCTGTTTCAGCAGCAGCAGCGCCTGCATCTGTTGCGTTAAGATCCATAGAGCCAGCAAGTCTCCCACCAATCCCAGCAGCTTTATCTAACGCCTGAGTGACCGGAGTTTCCTCTAAGCCAGCAGCTTTAGCGGCAACTTTTCCTCCGGCCTGAGAAAGACTTCCACCAACAACTGCCCCCGGAGGGCCTGCGACAATAGCCCCAACCGTCGCCCCTGCCAAAGTAAGCAAAGGGCTTAACCAATCATCAGGCCCGGGCTTTTTTTTCGCAGGCTTTGGTTTCTTGCTTGTCCTTACCGTTTTTTTTGTCTGCTCATTTGACACTGCAA